TCACCATCCGCGTCGACATCGGCGAAGGCCCGGTCGACGTAGAAACCAACCTCTTCATCACCGTCCTCTGGGAACGGAAATACAAGAGGAAAGCGTCCGATCTCGCTCAAGGCGTCGGCGCCGAGGACCTCGCATTCATGGCCCACGAAGCCATGAAACTGTCCAAGGTGACCGTCCCCGCCATGCTCGACGACTTCATCAAGAAGATCGTCAGCTTGGAGGTGGTCGAGACGAGCTCGGCGAACCCTACCCAAGAGGCACCTTCCGACGCGGCCTAGCAGAGATGCTGGTTGCGGTCGGCTGGTGGCCTCCAGACATCGAGTTCGACACGCGTGACCTCAACACCGTGATCGAGATCCTGAACCGAGGCCACAAGTGAGCGCAACGATCCGAGTCGACGGAGTCAAGGAGACAATCGCCTCCCTGAAGCAGATCGACCCGGAGCTCCGTAAGACGTTCAATCGTCAGGTCAAGGAGATCGCCAAGCCGATCATCACCGCCGCCCAAAGCCGGTATCGGTCGCAGAACTTCCCATCCGGGACAGCTCGAGCGTGGAATCAGCGCGGCCGGCCGATCTTCCCGCTTGACACCCAGAAAGCCGTTCGGGGCGTGACCGCTCAGATCTCCACGTCCCGCCGGTCCGCCTCGACGATCGCGGTCGTTCAGAAGAACGCCGGCGCGGCCGTATTCGAGTTCGCCGCCTCCGGCAACCTCGGCGCCGCGTTCAGTAGCAAGAACGGCGCTCCGGCTCGAGTCATGTGGCCGGCCGCCGACAGCGCCCAGAACGCGGTCTCTCAAGAGATGGCAAGATACGTCGAGGAAGTCTCCGACATGATCAACAAGGAGCTCAGCCTCTAGTGGCCATACGCATCCCCATCATCAGCGAGTTCGACGACAAAGGACTCGCACGCGCCACCCGCCAGTTCAAGGATCTCGAGACAACCGGCGAGAAGGCTCAGTTTGCCATCAAGAAAGCCGCCCTCCCCGCCACCCTCGCACTCGGCGGACTCGCCCTCGCGGCCGGCGACGCCTTCAAGGCCTTCGCCGAAGACTCAGCCGCCGCCGACAAACTCGCGCTCAGCCTCAAGAACTCCACCGGCGCCACCGACGACCAAGTGGCCGCCGTCGAGGACTTCATCAGTTCCACCAGCCGAGCGGCCGCCGTCGCCGACGACGAGCTCCGCCCCGCCCTCGACAACCTTGTCCGAGGCACCAAAGACATCACCAAGAGCCAAGAGCTCCTCACCTTGGCGCTTGACATCTCGGCCGGCACCGGCAAAGACCTCGAGTCCGTCACCATGGCGCTTTCCAAGGCCTACAACGGCCAGCTCGGCCCGCTCAAGAAGCTTGACCCGGCACTCGCATCACTGATCAAGAACGGCGCATCCGCCGACGACGTATTCAAAAAACTGGGCACCACCTTCGGAGGACAAGCCGCCGCCCAAGCCGACACAGCCGCCGGAAAAATGCGTGGCCTCGGCATCCAGATGGACGAGCTCAAAGAATCCGTCGGAGCGGCCGCCGCACCACTGATCGAAAAACTCCTACCGGTCCTTGACTCGTTCGCCCGGTGGGCCACCGAAAACCCAGAAACATTCACCGCGATCGCCGTCACCGTCGGCGCCGTCGCCGCGTCCGTCGTCGTAGCCAACGCCTCCCTCGCAGTCTGGAACGCACTGGCCGCCGTCACTGCGGCTGTCAACGCCGTCCTAGGCACCTCATTCACCGCACTTTGGGTCGCCACCGGCGTTGGCATCATCATCGCCGTCATCGCCGCGATCGTCATCCTCCAGAACAAGTTCAAGTTTCTTGACAACGTCGTCAACGGCCTCCGGGCCGCGTTCGAGATCTTCTGGGCGGTCGTCTCGAGCATCTTCCAACGCTGGTGGGGCCAAGTTCAGTTCGTCGCCAACGGCATGAAAACCGCGTTCACCACAGCCGTCAACATCGTCACCGGCCTCTTCACGACGATGTACCAAACGATCGTCGGAATCGTCGGCGCGATCGTCACCACCTTCGGCAAAGCAGCCGAACTCATCGGCGGGATCATCAAAGGCATCGCCCAAGGCCTCATCACCGTATTCGTCAAAGCCCTCAACAGCCTGATCAGCATCATCAACAAAGCGATCAAGCTCTACAACAAGATCCCACTCGCCCCGAACCTGCCCACCATCCCCAACCTTGAGGTCCCCAAACTCGCCGCAGGTGGCATCGTCACCAGCCCCACCCTCGCCCTCATCGGCGAAGCCGGCCCCGAAGCCGTCATCCCGCTCAACCGCATGAACCAAGGCGTCACCGTCAACGTCTCCGGATCCGTCATAAGCGAACGCGACCTCATCGAGACCATCCGCCGCGGCCTCGTCAACGCCCAGCGAAACGGCGCCCAACTCGTCTACAGCAACACATGACCCTCCCCTGCCAACCAGTCGTCCGCCTCCGCCTCGGAACCGGCGCATCGTTCGGCAACGTCCTTGTCCTTGGCGATGCCATCAACGGCATCCTCGGCACCAACATCCTCGGCACCAGCGTCGTCCAGGTCGTCGACATCTCCACCGAGGTCAACCAGATTGCCATCCGTCGAGGCCGCGACCGCATCTTCGAGCACTACACCCCCGGCTCCGCCACCATCAGCTGGTGGGACCCAAACGGCGACTGGAACCCAGACAACGCATCCGGCCCCTACTACGGCCAAATCCTCCCGATGCGCCAGGTCAAAGTAACCACGACCTACAACGGCACCGAGTACGCCCTGTTCTCCGGGTTTATCAGCTCTTGGGATTGGGAATGGCCTAAAGGCACCGAGTACGCCCGGGTTACCATCACCGCCGACGACGGCTTCCGGCTTCTTGCCCTGTCCAACGTCGACAGTGTCACCGGCGCCGCTACCGGCGATCTGCCCGGCACTCGAATCAACCAGATCCTTGACATGATCGACTGGCCGGCCGACATGAGAGAAATCGACGACGGCACCCAAGAACTACAGAACGACCCCGGTGGCGTCCGAAGCGTCCTCGATGCGATCCAAACGGTCGAATCGACCGAGCTCGGCGCCTTTTACATGGACCCGAACGGCAACGCCCGCTTCAAATCCCGAAACGCCATCAGCCAACAAGCCTCCGGCACCACCACCGACTTCGCCGACAACGGCACCGGCATCTACTACCAAGACCTCGACGTCGCCTTTGACGAAACAGAGCTTTCCAACGTCGTCTCCGTCACCAACCACGGCGGCACCGCCCAGACCGCCTCCGACGCCACCTCCATCGCCGACTACTTCACCCGGACCTACACCCAAACCGAACTTCTCGGCCGGAACAACGCCCAAGCCCTCAACATCGCCAACCTGATTCTCCAATATCGGAAGACGCCCCGAATCCGCATCGAGTCCATCACCCTCGACCTATCAAGCGACACGCCTCGAGTACCGGCCGGCCTCGGCCTCGACTTCGGCGACCCGATCTACGCCACCCGCACCCAAACCCCCACCAGCGTCCTCGACCTGCGGCTCACCGTCCAAGGCGTTGAGCACACGATCACCCCGGACCGCTGGACCACCCGCCTTATCACCCGCGAGCCGCTGAGCACCGCTTTCATCCTCGGATCAAGCCAGTTCGGTATTCTCGGCACGAACACCCTTTAGGAGCACCATGACCACCACCTACCCGATTTCAGCGGCCTACACAGACGGTCAGGTTCTCGCCGCCTCGAACGTGAACCAGATCGCCGGTGGCGTGAACGATCTGGCGGCGCTCCAGATCAACGCTCAGACCGGCACGACCTACACGCTCGCCCTGACGGATGCCGCCAAACTTGTCACCCTGACGAACGCATCGGCGATCACGCTCAGCGTCAATACGGACGCGAACGTGAACTTCGCCATCGGGACACAGATCCTTCTGTATCAGGGCGGCGCTGGTCAGGTGACGGTCTCGGCGACGACACCGGCGACGACCTCGATCCGCTCGAACGGCTCCAAGACGAAGATCAACGGACAGTATGGCGTGGTCTGTTTGACGAAGATCGCCGCTAATGAGTGGGTGCTGTTCGGGAACACGGCCGCATGATCCCGGCAGTATCGGCCGCTACTGGAGGCGGAGCCGCAGGCCTTCCGTACCAGTGGGTCAGTGTTGGAAGCAGTGGGGCGTTATACACATCAACATCCACAACCTTTGCGGATGGAAGTTGGACGTCTCGCACATCCTCATTCGGATCAACCTCAATCAACAGCGTCGCATCAAACGGAACGAGTCTTTATGTCGCAGTCGGAGGCGCAGGGAAACTTGCCACCTCACCTGACGGTATTACTTGGACTCAACGCACAAGTAGTTTCAACGCAGGCGACACAATCAGCGAGGTCGCTTACGGTAACGGCTACTGGGTCGCAGTCGGAGACAACGCAAAAGTCGCCTACTCAACTGACGGCACGACATGGACGCAGAAAACGACCGGAATCACTGGCAACGTCACCCGAGTCGCATGGGGCAACGGCTTATGGGTTATCGCTACCGCAACAGGAACGATGTACACAGCCACAGATCCCACTGGAACATGGACATCCCGAACCTCAACACTTACTAATGTCAGTGGAATCATCTACTTCAAGGGACAGTCAATCTGGATCGCTGGATCCGATGCCGGAACTACTAACGCACTGGCCTCAAGCACGGACGGCACAACGTGGACGGCACGGACATCAGCAATCAACATCTCAGCGGCCGGAGGATTCCGAGTGACTTGTAACGGCACGGTCGCCGCCGCCTCCTGTTATGACGGCGCGCTCAGTATTGATGTTCAATCGTCGGCAGACGGAACTTCTTGGACTAATCGAACACCAGCCACCAGCAGTGGCGTTATGTTTTATTACACCGCCTCAGATGACGCAGGCCGGATGGTTCTACCGGGCCAAACCTCTACTGACGGAATCACATGGTCAGCACGAAGTCCTTTAGGTGAGTTGGGCGTCTGCCACAGTTCAGGAACGCCGAGCCTCCGATGAGCACCTACCTCGCCACAGTCACCGACGACCTTCACGTCATCGTCACCATCGACGGAATCGAAGTCGATCGCCCCGGCCCATGGGACACACCCGAAGGCGCACACCAGTGGGCCGCCGACATCATCACCAGCCTTGAAGCAGGCAACATCCACTACCCACAACAGCCCGGATGGATCGACCCCCATGGCAACTAAAAAGAAGCCTGCCGAACCCGCCGCCGGTGGTCGTCCGTACACCGGCAACACCGACCCCGCTCCTGGAGCACGCCCAGGCACGATCCGCTTCCAGGACTACATGCAGTTCCTGTTCCAGATGAAAAACCTCGGCATCTACGCAAACCGACCTGTACGCGGAGGCTCAGGCTTGAGTGTCCATGCGACCGGACGCGCCTGCGACCTTGGAGGCGGCCCCAACCAGATCGTCGCCGCGATCACCTTTCTCGAACGACACGCCGACCAGCTCGGCATCGAGGAAATCCACGACTACGGCAACAGGTACAAGCCAGGCCAACACGGCGCCGGCTGGCGATGCGACCGCAACACCTGGAAGATCTACGACAAACCCACCATCGGCTCACCAGGAGCCGCCTGGGTCCATTACGAAATCAGTCCCGACATGGCCGACCATCCCGACCGCGTCGACGCCGCCTTCAAATCCATACTCGAGGCGAAATGAGAACTCATGAAACCCACCATCCGCTGGCAAGTGGCGCTCGTCGTAGCGACCTCGCTGGCCTGTCTACTGGCGGCCTGTAGTGACCGCTTCAGAGACCCCAATGACCCCCGGAAAACGCCCCCGACGTCGACGACTGACACCCGATGAGATCGAGGCCCGCGTCCGCGCCGGCCTCATCATGACCCTCGCATTCGTCCTCGGCGTCACCGTCCTCGGAATGCTCTACAGCCTGATCTACGTCTACCAACCCGACGGCGACATCGCCCCCCTCGACAGCCGCTTCATGGACGTACTCCAGCCACTCGCATTCTCAATCGGCGGAGCCCTCACCGGCCTCGCCGCCGGTGGAGCTCTCAAGAAGAGCTCAGACGACGACGAACCAAAGGCTTGACGATCTCCTCCTGAGTCGGTAGACCGTCCGCACCTAGCGGACCCGACCCGAAAGGAATACCCATGTCCAGATTCATCATGGGCGTAGCCATAGCCTGTGGCGCGCTCTTCATGTTCCTCGACCGTCCAGACGCCGTCCAAACGGCTCCAGCGGTCGTCTCCTACGCCCCACCAACCCAACCAGACCCGACAACAACGATCGCCGCTCCTACGACCACACAGGGCCCAACCCTGCCCCTCGTCGGCCCTGACACCCCATGCCAAGAATGGGTCCCCGAGGCGATCCAGGCCGGCTGGCCCGCCGACCGGCAGATCCTCGAGACGCTCATGAGCATCATGTGGCGCGAATCCCGATGCCAACCGGACGCCTGGAACGGCCACGACGCCGGCCTCACCCAAATCAACCAGATCCACTCCAAGTGGATCGCCGAGCTCGGCTTCGGCAACCACCCGGACGCCATGTTCAACCCGCTCCTCAACCTTGAGTTCGCCTGGAAGCTCTACAGCTCACGCGAAGCCAAAGGCCTTTGCGGATGGAAGCCATGGTCCGGTCCGTGCTGACCGACTGGGAAGGCGCCGCCTGCCAAGGCCTTGACGTCAACATCTTCTTCCCCGGTGTCGGCGAGAACAAGAAAGCTAAACTGGCGATCCTCGTCTGCTCGACGTGCCCGATCCGGCTTCGCTGTCTTGAGTATGCGCTCCAGTGGTCAACTCGAGATTGCCCCGGCATCTGGGGAGCAACCACCGAACGACACCGTCACCAACTCCGCCACAGCCGTGTGATAAACCAACAGGCGTGACCGCAACCAAGCCGGAAATCGCCTTGTGCTGTAAGTGTCAGAAACTGCTCGTGGACGACGAGATCGTCCGCTGGCTGAACACTGGCACATGGTGGCCGTGGTGCTGGCCGTGCTTCA